TGATCGAGATCGGCAGCAGCGTTGTCCGCATGTCGCCAGTAGGTAATCCGGAGCTGTGGGCGGCAAACGTTGCACACCGGGCCAAGGCCAACAAGGCTGCTGACGACTACGACTTTAAGGTCGCGGTGCGCAACACCCTGATCAACCTGACCCAGGACAACTTCACCAAGGCCGGCAAGCTGCGTAAGGGCGTGAAGTACGCGAAGCCGCTGACCAAGACCGAGCGTGTGCAGAACTTCGCCACCAATGGCCTGGTAGCAGGTCAGGGTTACGTCGGCGGACGGTTCCGCGGCAACTGGCAGTTCTCCATCGATTCGCCGGCGACTGAGGAGCTCGACCGAGTAGACCCGTCGGGCAGCGAGGCCATTACCGCCCTCATCACCCAAGTCGAGGCCCTGACCATTGGTCAGACCGCGTACATCGTGAACAACCTGCCGTACGCCATTCCGCTCGAGTATGGACATTCAACGCAGGCACCGGCCGGCATGGTCCGGATCACGCTCGCGAACTTCCAGCGCATCGTCGACGAAGCTATCAGGAACAACAGCGTATGAGCCAAGCAAAGGCCCGGCAAGCCATCGAGATCAAGCTGATGGCCTGGGCCACGTCGCGCCCGATTCGGGTCGCGAACTTCGAACAGGCCTTCGAGGCTCAGCCAGGGGAAACCTACCTGCAAGCCTTTCAGCTGCCCGGAGCAACCAATTGCCGCTACCTGGGCGGCGAGGCCTACGAATACACCGGCGTCTACCAGGTGAGCATCGTGTGCCCAGCAGGCCAGCCTCTGGTAACCGCTGAGAACCTGGTCGACGAGCTTTCGAGCCTCTTCCGGGTTGATTCGGCGCTCAGTCGCAACGGCTTCGAGGGCCTGGTCACCGAACCGATAGAGCAGGGTCCGACCATCACCGAGTCGGCGACCTACACGGTCCCGGCCAGCTTCACCTACCGCGGCGTCGCGGACCAACCGCCCGCTGGGGCATAACCATCCGCCGCCCGGCGGGCTATCAAGAGGAAACACAACATGGCCGCACGCTTCCCGCTGCCAAACGGCGCCGTGCTGGAAATCGCACGCGTCATCGGCGCCGCCGTCCCATTCACCGCGCTGTCCAACGCCAAGCCGCCGGTCGCGACCGCAGTCGGCCACAACATCGCGAACGGCGACATTCTGCTGGTTAACTCCGGTTGGGCACTGATCAACGACCGAGCCGTCAAGGCTTCCGGTGTCGCCGCCGACGCCTTCTCCTTGGCCGGCCTGGATACCAGCGACGCCGAATTCTTCACCGCTGGCGCAGGCGTCGGCTCCGTTCTGCCTGTGTCGGACTGGGTGCAGATCTCCAAGGTGACCGGGTTCAACTCCGCAGGTGGTGAGCAGCAGTACACCACCGTCGGGTATCTGGAGGATGACGACGACAAGCAGTATCCGTCGAACCGCAACCCTCGGTCACTGACCATCGCGGTTGAGGACCAGCCCAGCGCTGCCTACGTCGAAACCGTCGAGGGCTACGACGCCTCGAAAGAGCTGACCGTGATCCGCATGAAGCTCCGCAACGGCGACCAGATCCTGTACCCGGGCTACGTCAGCATCACCCCCGACCCGACCATGGAGCGGAACAACGTGATGACCCGCACCATCAGCGTAGGCCTGTCGGCTCGCTCGATTCGTTACCTGGCTGGCGCTTAAGGAGCACTCATGGCGAAGATCAAGATCGCGCAGAACCCCACTTTCGCTGCCGTAGTGGAGGTTCCGCGCATTGGCGCCGAGCCGGCGCCCGTTGAGTTCCAGTTCCGCTACATGGATCGCGTGGCCCTGTCCGCTATGTTCGATCGCTGGAACAAGGCGCGCGACGCCTGGGCGGAGAAGGCTCAGAAGGACGGGGCGACGTGGGAGGAGGCCACCACTGGTGAAATCGCCCTGCAGGCCGAACAGCTAGGCGAGATCGTCACTGGCTGGGACCTGGAGGACGAGTTCAGCGCCGAGGCCATCACCGAGCTTGTGCGCACCTGCACCGGCGCGCCGAAGGCGGTCGTCGATGCCTTCCAGGCCGCCTACAGCCCGGCCCGCTTGGGAAACTGAGGGCGGCGGCCCGGGCCTGCTACGAGCGGGGCCCTACCGCCGACCAACTTGCGGCCTTGGGACTGACCCCAGAAGACATCGATGAAGAAGAGGTGGAGGTCTGGCCGGATGCGTGGCCAGCCTTCCGCCTGTTCGATGCCTTGGGCACGCAGTGGCGGGTGGCTTCGGGCGGTCCGTCCGGCCTGGACTACACCGCCATTCCAGCAACGGCCGCAATGCTCGGCATCAAGCGCCGCGACCTCACCGACATTTTTCCCGATCTCCGCGTCATGGAGGTTGAGGCCTTGGCCGTCCTGGCCGAATCCATGGAGTAGATCATGACCACCATTGCCTCTCTCGGTCTTCAGATCGACTCCGGTGATGCCGTCGAGGCTAAGGACAACCTCGACCTGCTGACGGACGCCGGCAAGCGCAGCGAAGAGTCAGCTGGACGAACTGGGCGTGCCTGGGAGACTGCCCTGGGCAGCCTGCAGGGTGACACCCGGCAGATCGTGCAGGAGCTTCAGGCGCTCAACGCCAAGCAGACAGAGCTAGCGCAGCAAATGGCAACCGTGGGGCGAGCCGTTACCAGCGCATCCACGGCGTTCAGCAGCGCCGCCGCCAACATGGGGGCTTTTCGGACCGAGGCCGCGCAGGCGGGCAAGGTGCAGGAAGCGCTGACCAGCGCTACTGACGCTGGCGCCCAGGCTGGGCGGCGCGCTGCCGAATCTGCCGACGAGCAGCAGGCAAGGATTCTGGCTGTGGCCAAGGCCTCGCTGGAGGCCAGTCAGTACGTTCAGTCGCTGAACCGGGCGACCGAGCAGAGCGCCGAGGTTACCGCCCAGGCGAACGCCGTGCTTTCGGACAGTGCAAGCCGTCAGGCCGCCATCAACAGCCGGGCCCAGGCCCTCATCGCCACGGAGGAGCGTCAGGCTGAGGCGGCGAGGAATGCCGCCGGCGCGCATCGGGAAGAAGGTCAGGCGCTCGAGGAATTGTTGGGCAAGATCGACCCGACCGTCGCAGCAATGAACCGCCTAGACCAGATGGAGCAGAAGCTGAAGGGCTTCCGCACTAGTGGCGCGCTCGATGCGGAGACTTTCGGCGAGTACCAGACGAAGATCGACCAGGCGCGCACCGCATTGGGCGGCGCCGATGTTGCGCTGAACAAGACGGGCATGTCAGCCAAAGCCACCGCAGCAGCCCTGCGCGGCGTACCGGCACAGTTCACCGATATTGTGGTGTCCTTGCAGGGTGGACAGGCTCCGCTCCAGGTACTGCTGCAGCAGGGCGGACAGCTCAAGGACATGTTTGGCGGCATCGGACCGGCTGTGCAAGCCCTTGGCGGCTATGTCCTGGGCCTGGTGAACCCGTTCACCGTCGCGGCTGCAGCGGTTGCCGTGCTTGGATACGCCTACTACTCCGGCAGCGAGGAGGCCGTCGAATTCCAGAAGGCGCTGATCACGACCGGTAATGCCGCCGGCACTACGTCCGACCGCCTATCCGGGATGGCGCGCGAGGTCGCCTCCACTGTTGGCACCACCGGCGCTGCGGCAGAGGTGCTCACCCAGCTGGCCAGCAGCGGTAAGGTAGCCTCTGCCAGCTTCGTCGAGATCACCGAGGCCGCACTGGTGTGGCGATCGGCAACCGGCAAAGCCGTCGAGGACACCGTGGCCGAGTTCGTGAAGATCGGCAAGGACCCGGTGGCAGCTGCCAAGGACCTCAACGAGCAGTACAACTTCCTGACTGCCTCGACGTACTCGCAGATCGTGGCATTGAAGGAGCAGGGCGACACCATCGGGGCCGCCAAGCTGCTCACCGACACCTATGTCGATACCATCAAAAATCGCAGCAAGGAAGTCACCGAGAACCTCTCGATCTGGGAACGCGGCTGGAAGGCACTGCGGGGCGAGGTCGCTGCAACGGTCGATTCGGTCAAGAACATCGGTCGTGACCAGGATATCGCCAGCCGTATCGTCGAGACGCAGCAACGTCTGGCAGCGGCGCAGAGTGCGGTGAATGGTGATCCTGACGACACCGCAGCACAGAAGAAGCTGACGGACGCCAACCTTGAGCTCAAAGCGCTCATCCAGCAGCGAGACACACAGCAAGCCATCGCGAGGGCCCAGGAGCTCGACGCCCAGCGTCAGCAGGCGGCGATTGTGGCGATTGGTAAGATCGATGCAATGGAAAAGTCAGCCAGGACAAACGCAGAAAAGCGGGCGGATGCGCTGAAGGAGTACACCAAGTCTCTCGAAGCGATCCGCAAAGTCAACCCGGATGATGAGCGGCTGAAACCCGAGAACATCGCTCGGGTGCAGGCTGACATCGCCAAGCAGTTCAAGGACACCGGCGGGCGCACCACGTCCGTCGACCTTTCCGGCTTCAACGACCAGAAGAACGCCCTGACTGCCATCCTGGCCGAATACAAAAACCACCAGAAGGAGCTGGACGCGGCGCAGAAGGCCGGACTCATCTCGCAGGAGTCGTATGCCGCCCAGCGCGCCGCGATCATTGAGCAGCAGAAGGTCGAGGTCACAAACGCCTACGAGGCCGAAATCAAAGCCTTGGAGGAAGCCAAAGGGCGCAGTAGCACCAGCGCTCAGCAGCGCATCCAGCTGGATCAGAAGATCGCCGACGCTCGTGCTGCCATGGTCAAGGCTCAAAAGGACGCCGATACCGAGCTTTCGGTGCTCGCGACCAATGAGCAAGGACGGCTGGCCAAACAGGCCAGGGCAGTGCAGACCTACACCGACGCCCTCGACCAGCAGGTCCTGGCGCTGAGAAAGCAGGGTCAGCGCTCCGCCGACAGCCTTGGGCTCGGTGATCGCCAGCGTGGCTTGCAGGATCAGCAGAACGGCATCACTGATCGCATGAATCAGCAGCGCTTGGACCTAGCCAACCAGTATGGCGACGGCTCCCGCGGCATGAGCCTTGATGAGTACAACCAGAAGCTGGTGGCCCTGAGCAAGACCGAAAGGGATCTTCAGGAAACGACCATCGCCAACTACGACGCGATGACCGATGCCCAGGGCGACTGGCGGAAGGGAGCGTCGTCGGCCTTTCAAAACTACCTGGAGCAGGCCCGGGATGTCGCCGGCCAGACGAAAACCCTTTTCACCAACGCCTTTACCTCGATGGAGGATGCGGCTGTGAACTTCGCAATGACCGGCAAGTTCTCGTTCGCGGACTTCACCAAGTCGATTCTGGCCGACATGGTAAGAATCGAGACGCAGCGGGCTGCATCAGGTCTGCTCGGTAGCCTCGTGAGCTGGGGCGCCACTGCGGCCTCTGCTTATTTTGGCGGGGGTAGCGGCAATGGTATGGCTGCCGGTTCCGCAGGTGCTGTTTCCTCTAATCTCGGGGCTTCGCAGGCCGGATACGGCAGCGCCTATTTCCCCCAGGCTCTGGGCGGGGCTTGGTCGAATGGCGTGCAAATGTTCGCCAATGGCGGCGCATTTACCAACTCCATCGTCAGCACGCCCACGGCCTTCGGCATGGCCGGGGGCAAGCTTGGTGTGATGGGAGAGGCTGGCGACGAAGCTGTCATGCCTCTGACCCGCACGTCCGGCGGCCAATTAGGCGTCAGGGCGGTCGGAGGAGGATCTGGAACCGCTATTAGCCTGTCGGCCCCGATCAGCCTGGTCATGGAGGACCGCAGCAACGAGGGGATGCAGCTCGATCAAGCACTGCTTCAACAGAACATGCAGAAGCAGTTGCAGATTGCTGCAGAAAAGGCGGTCGCAGATTCGTGGCGCCCGGGCGGAGTGAGCTACCGAAACGCACAA